CCTCCAGATAGTGCATTAGATGTATGGGTAATGTCTGCAGAAGCGGTAAAGGAGAGTATAGTTGATACAGAGGTTACAAGATCATCAATAGATGGACAAGTAATTAGCTCTACAAGCTCTCCCATATATGATACTGTTGATATATTTCTATATTTCCAAATATTATCATCATTAAGGTCTCCGTCTGCTTTTACAAGTTTAATGTTACTTCCGCTAAGTTCACCGTCATATCTTGCTCTTTCTTTAAGGTGGTACGTATAATTTAGCTCTCCGACTGGTGTTACAATACTTTCTGTATAGCTTGCAGTTAGAGCGGTAGATAGCTCACTGCCTAGGTGATCTAGAAAAGAGCCTCCTGAGCTACCAGTGGTGTCGTTTGTCTTTATAGAAGCTGTATATTGATCGTGAGAAGCACTAAGCTGTACTTGTTTTATTTTGTTTCTCTCTAGCAAATGTGGTTTTATTATTATACCTGTATTAATATTTGCTCTAGCAGGAACAAAATCTTTAATCATTTTAAATAATACGTTATCATAGAATTTAAGAGACCTTACAAATTCGCCGTAATGGTGAGTAGTGCTTTCTGTTATTATGTTTTTCGATTGTGAAACTAGTGCTTGATAGCTAGATGAGTAAGCTATTCTTGGATCACCAATAATATTATCTATATTAAAATTACCAGATCTGCTAATTATATTTTTATTTAGCTCGTATGTAGGAGAAAAACCTACCTCTACAGTATGTATGTCGTCAGAGAATTTATCCTCTCTTTCTGTAATAGAGGTATACTGTGATAAGGTACTGCCGTCTACTATACTGCCGGTGTTGTCAATTTTTATTTTAGCGTTAGAAGAAGTAAATTCGAAAGACGGTCCGAAATTTATACTGCCAGAAGTAATATTACCTCCTATAGTCCTTACGTATAGACCGGGTATATTACTTGAATCGGCTCCTATAAGATGAGATATATTACTATCTGTAGGAACTCCAAAAGAAGCAATTAGAGCTTTAAGACCTCTTTCGGTACCTTTACTTTTTAACAGCAGCGGTAAGTTGTGGTAAACTCTTTTACTTATATCTCTTCTATAGTTTTCGATAGATATTGGGTCATTAGAAGCACTTATAACAGTTTGGTGTATACTTTCACTTGCGTAGAGTTGACCTGTAAAAGTACTAAATAAGTCGTCTGTTGATCTAAAATTATTATAGACTTTAACTCCAAAGTTTCTTAATGTATCTTGTACTAAATCTTTAGATATACCATAATCTAACCTGTTATCATTATCGTACTTATCTGAAAGTGATTTTGCATATACCCAAATATTATCAAAATGCTGTGCTAGCATATTAATAAATGTATTATAGTTAATACTATCAGGATCTTCTCTCAAATACTCTGGTATAGTGTTAAGTAGTTGATTTACATTAGTAGTATCAAAATTACTCGCTGAAAGTATTATTTCGTTAAAATACGAGCTTGTAGTTGCACCGGTAGCTTGTAGGTAAGGTTTTGTAGATGATTGCTTAGGCCATGAAGTAGAGCCGGAATTAAAATAAAGGTGTCTATCATAGTGATCAAAATTATCTATAATAGTGTTTATTTTGCCTTTGTAATAATCAGAGCTACCAGTTAAATAAGGTGAGACTGCTAGAGAGCCACTATTTCTATCGTTAGATGCAGATTGGTATGTATCTATTAAATTTAATTTATATTGAAAATTTCTTATTCTTTCTTCAGCAGAGCTAAATTGTATAAAATTATCAAAATTACTATAGTCTACACTTACTTCTATTCCTTTTTCGTTGAACCTACTGTTAATCTCTCTATATGTATTGTTAGTAGGAAAAGAAAATAAATCGTTATAATTTAAAAAGTCTGTAGGAGAATTTTGTTCTGCGGTATCGTCTACGCTAAAGTTAGGTCCTTTTAAGTAAGGTACTTTTATTTCGTCAGGTATTACCGTAGTGTTGATTTTAAACCCTACTGTATCAGATATTATTCTCTCAACTGTAAGCAGGTCTTTAATGTCATATTTAAGTGGTAGAGGTTCGTACAGTTTTACTATGACTGATTTATAATCTCTGTAATCTTGATTATTTATATTAATACCTATGATAAGATCATTACCTTTAAGGTTTAATCTAAATTCATTAAAGTATGATGTAGATGCAAGATCTTGTTTGATGTTGTTAGTATACTCTACTACTGCTTCTTCTTCAACTTGATTAGTCAGTAACCTAACTTCAGTTCTATCTTCTGATATTTCTTCTATAAAGAATTCTCCTCCTCTTATGTTTTCACTGTAAAGATTATCAAGAAAATTATAAACAAAACTTACACCGCCGTAAGAGTAACCCAAGTTTACTGCATCTTGTTCAGGATCTATAGTGAGCTGTGAAGCACCAGTTGTACCCGCTGTTTCACTACCTTGTAGAAGTTTTTCATTTCTATAATCATAGTATGAGTCTATGAGTAGACTGTCTTCAGTATATACGTGTAACTCAATCTTATGCTGTATAGCATCGTATGTTGTATTTACTTTAAACTGTTCTACTACTTGAACATCCTTATCTGAGAATACTTCTAAACCTATAGGGTCAACTGGTAGTATGTTATAATTTATTTTAGGCAATTTTATTTTATTTGTTTATTAATATTGTCTTGTAACTCTGCTTGTTCTTCTATACTATCTAAATTTAATTGTAATATTCTTTGTCTCAATTCTGATATTTCGTCTAGTAGGGGTTGTATTTCGGTATCGTCTTTTTCTAGTTTAACTAGTTTAGAGCTTTCTTTTATTAAGAACTCATGAGAGTTAGTTTCTCCTTCTGGGATAATATCGTAATAAAGTTTTTCATATAGTCTAAAGAACTCAGCAACCGTATCGTTATCCTCTTCAACTACGTCTACAAAAGTTTTAAAAGAGCTATCTATGGACTTCTCTAATTCTTCTTTTTTATAAACTTTTTTATTAAGTCTTATATTAGGCATTTCTTACAACTTTAAAAACATTCATATCGTCAAAAGTACATGTAGTACCGTCAATTTCTGATCTTACTAATATCCTATAGTATCTTTCTGGCTGTAAACCATCTAGGTATAAGTCAAAGTATGGTCCAGTACTATCGCAACTTATCTTTGTATATCTGTCACTGAAGGGTATGGTTAGTTCCTCTGTATATTCATCTTTTAATGCATAAACAGAACCGCTATTAAGAGCGTAATTAGTTCTGTATACACTACCGGTAGTAAATGTTCTAGTAGGGTATTTAGGTCTAGACAGTAGTCTAAATCTCTGTTTACCTACATCTGGGTATCTACCTATATTGTTTGTTATTTTTACGTGGGCTGTAGGGTCATCTAAGACGTTTAAGCTCCCAGTAATATAGCTTTGGTCATCCCAAGTAAATGTTAGAGCAGGGGGATATATGGTATTTGTATTAGCGCTGTAGTATTTAGTTCTAATCGATGCACTTGTGTTAAACTCTATACCGTCTTCAAATTTTAATATAAATCCGTTGTTTGCTAAAGTACCACTGTAGTGTAATTTAACAGCATTAGTTACATCTATATTAATATCTAAATCATCATTAGTTTCAAAACTTTGAGTTGCTTCTAAGTTGACACCTAAAGATCCTGTATACCAAGCTCCTCCTCCATTATAAGTAGAATTATATGATCCTGTTACTCCTGCAGTAAATGCACCTTGAAGTAGCCACGGTGTTTTACTTTGAGCTTTTGTATATCTCCAGCTTATACCTGATTTGTCAGCAGACCCTGTGTTAATATCATCATGATATTTTCCTACTCCTCCATCCCAGTGCTGAGCAACTGGGTAGCATTCAACTGAATGAGATGCTGGTACTTCATATGCTGAAGCAACATTGAGGTCTATACTTGCTGACCATAGGCTTGAGTTTGTAGATCCTATTTTATTATTAATTATATTAGATACTTCTGTGTCTTTAAAATGAATTAACGTTCTAGTTGTTTGGCCTACTTCCTGTATAGGGTAAGCTCCTATCTCTATCATTTCATCGTATCCAGAGTTACCTGTAGGTACTTCTGTAAACATGAATGCATCTTTGTCGGGAAATATTTTATATACTGCCATGTGTTAAATTATTGATCTGCCTTTTATGTCTTCGTTAGGAAATTTAATTTCAAATATACAAGGATCTAAAGACGGGTAAACTGTATTGTTTTTAGTTGCACCGGTTACGTCGTATCCATATTCTGAGTAGTTTCCTCCGTTAATGTTTACTATTTCTAATTTCTGTACTGTTTGAACACCTTTTACTTTGTCTAGTATAACAGATATTTCAGATAAGTTTATAGGTTGGTTTATGCTACGTTTACTTATTTTAAAATACTCTTGTAATTCTAGATTACAGTTCAGTATTACATCTCTACTAGCATAGTTTGGTCTAATTTTTATTTCGTAATTTACTCCAATATTTACTACAAAAGCATCTTTTATATTAATACTGTCGGTGATTAACATAAACTCTGCTAAGTAAGTTTTTAGGTTATCTTTTAGTGTTGAACTAGCAGTTACTAATTTTTGATCGTTGTCATATCCTAACACATATAAAGAAAGAGCAAGTGGATTATTATCTACTATATTATCCTGTAGGTTAGTGTTTGTAAGCTGATCTTGTGCAACATATACTTTAGATATACTTCCGTATTTTGACGGTAAAGAGAGAGCTCTTACAGTATAATCTTGTAGTGTTACTGCTCTACCCTGTTCGTTAAATGCTCTTAAACTATTTTCTCTCAACTCTTCAACAGTGTCTCCGTCTCTTCCTCCTGCTGCTGGTAAGTTATTAGATATTGTAAAAGTACCTGATGGTAAGGTATCCACAGCGGTTGTTATACTGTTAGCGGGTACATTTGCTTCTATACCTCCTCCTTTAAGGTACGTAATAGTAAGATTGGTATTAGAAGGTGCTATTCCATATGATTTACTATATGTAAAGTTAGAGGGGTCATAAGTAGTAGCGAGTGAACCAGATCCATTATAGTTAAGAGATCCTTGATTAGTTACATTACCTATCGTAGACGGGTCAGGAAGTATGACAGAATCATCCGAACTAAGTGTGCCTGCTCCAAACTGTATGTCTAAGTTTCCGTTAGATCTAAATCTTGTAACAAATCTCCTTGGCACTTTTTTGAGTGCTAAAACAAACGGCACTTGATTAGAGTCAGAAGAACTATTTTGTTCGTCTAAAAATACTGTATCTTGACCTAAAAAGGGAACCTCTACATATTCTTTTCCGTCGCTATCAATAATACTAAGTACCTGTACTATATTATCATCAGATAAAGTTATAGTTTTAAACTTTTCTGCAGATCCTACGGTCACTACTTTACTTTCTTTTACTCCGGAAATCGCTTTAACTGTCTTGCTAAGTAGGTAAGCATCGGGTACGTTGCTACCGTCTACTGAACTTACAGTAATACTAGTTGGATCATAAGAGCTGCTAAAGTTAAAATTGACAGCATTTGGTATGAAAAACCTAGTCTTCGAACTATCTGATGATTCAAATCTAAAGTTAGAAGGTATAGTTTTTGCTTCTGTAAAGTCGGGTAATCCAGCTCCAGTTGCACTTACTTGTTGCGTTACTGTAAGTAAGGCTTCTGATACTCCTGTTATTTTTGGTTTATAGCCCATCATGTAGGCTAGGTTGAATAAGTTTTTAGGGTCTTTAGCGTGAGTTAAAAAGGTTTCTTGTAGTTGAGTGTCTTGGTAGAAAGAAAGTACATCCCCTACATAAGAAGCCATTTCTATAAACATCATTCCTGGAGATGTAGGTGAGAAATCGTTATAAGAGTCAGGAAAGTAGTTCTTAGCAAACTCTACAAGTTGACTTCGAAAATCGCTAAATTCTCTACTTACATATTTTATGTCTCTTGATTCTGTCATTATTGTATGTTAATTAAAATTTCGTCTTGTATATTTTGATCAGTAATAGCATATTTTAAAAAAAAACTTATAGTATTACTGTCAGGTTCAGATCCTAGCTTTATTAAGGTAGGTTTGATATTAGGAAAGAATCGGGTGATATTAGTAGAAATCATTTCTTTTATATCGTCTAACTCTTGCTGGTTTATATTTTCAAATAGTAAGTCTCTTAATCCTCCTCCGAAAGTTGGATTCAAAGGTCTTTCTCCTATATTAGTTAAAAGAAAATTAATTAAGTTTACTTTAAGTGCATCTTTAGTCTGGTAGGTAGAATTAAAAACAGAAGGAGAGGAGAATGGTAAATCTACTCCTACAGCTTTTCTAGGCTGTCTATCTAACGGGTTTATCTTTTTTGCACTTACTGCCATTATATTCTTACTTGTCCTTTAGCTTGAATTTCATTTGACTTATCGTATATAGCTTTAGCTTTACTAACAAAGTCTAGTTTACTTATATCTATTCCTGGCATTGGACCTGCGTTTTGACCTAATCCCATATCAGATGCTATGTTAGAAGCAAAGTTTGGTTTCTTAACCATAGAAGAGTTTGCGTTTATGACGTTCTTATAGTCTTCTCCGGTCATTTCTTGTTTAGTCATATTTAACATCTCTTCTAAAGGAACTGTACCGGTGTTCATTTTACCTGTAGACCATGTTCTTTTTAAGTCTGTTTGTTTTACTGCCTTATATTCTTGTGGTGATGGTGCACTTGCTGCTTTTACAGCTTCGTTTAACATCTCTTGTAACTCATCCTTTACGGCAGATCGTACCTCTTCGCGGATAATTTTACGTAATTGATCTAGTTTCATATATATAAATAGTTAGTTTATGGAAGTTGATTGTCTATTCTAAATTTTATTTCTTTTATAAGTACTTTTGAATCACCTGCAAAAGATAATGGACCCTTAAGTACAGCTATACCTCTGTAGTCATAAGCAACTGCTTGTCGTTGAGGTGCTATAGAAGGAGAGTTA